TTCCGACTCGAAACGTTAACCATAAAGCACTATTTGAACGATTTTAAGCCTGTTTTGCTGGTTTTACCCATGTTTTGATAAAAGATTAGCCGTAGGGTATAATATGCACGAGGTGAGAGCATGCTGGATGAACTGTTCGACTATCTAAACAACGACTTTGCGGTAACCTGTGAGAGCGGAGTCGTTGTCTTTGACGCGGCAGGTAAAACAATCACGGGCGATTTTGCACTGGCGTACCTGGCGGGTCAGTACATACGCATAACGGGCAGCGTCTTAAATGAGGGTGTATATCTGCTCGCTGGCGTGGCTGCAGGTGTCCTGACAGTTACAGAGACCTTAGTTGACGAAAGCGGTGAGGTCATTGTGAAAGCCCTTGTCGTACCTAAGGCTATAGTGTCGCTCAGTGACGAGATAGCTGACAAGGTGGCCGCTGGGTTTGATGGCGTATCTGAGGTACAAGAGGGTGACAGCAAGGTTAAATTTGCAGACAGCAACGCAAGCACCACGTGGCAGACCTATTTTGCAGGCCGCCTGGCACAGTACCGTAAGTTGAGGATGGTGTAATATGAGTATGGACGATGCGCTGGCAGCCCTCCGCAAAGACACCTGCACCATATCACGCAATACCGCGGTCAAGGGCTTGGATAAGATAACGGCCTTGACGTACGCACCAGTGTACACGGACGTACCTTGTCGGCTATCTAACAAGTCATACAGCCGGCCGACTCAAGCACAAGGTGAGTCCGCAAGCATCCGGTATGACGCCGTGTTGTTCACAAGGCCTGCTGTTGACATACAGGCGGGTGACAGGATAACGGTCACGATATCCGCCAGCGGCGTTGTGCGGTACTACACGGCTGGGGAACCCATGCCATACCCGTCAAGCTTGCAGACAGGGTTACGCCGCACGGAAAGGGCGTGAGGGGTCTTGATGTCACGCAACGTGTTTGAGCAGCTTTCTCAGGTGCTGCAAAACGATGTAAGACAGTTCCCAACCTTTGCCCGTCAGGCCCTAGAGATTGAGGGCATGACGGTCCTTGCGGACGCTAAGCGCCTGTCGCGCGTTAATACTGGGTACTACAGGGCGAGCTGGCAAGCAGGACCTGTTAAACGCTCGGGTAACACCTGGACCAAACGTGTCTGGAACAACGCAGATTATGCATACTACCTTGAGTATGGCTTTCGGTCGCATTTTGTGCCTGGTGAATGGGTGGGTAACGTGTTCCGCTATGACCCAAGTGCCAGTGGCGGTATGTACGTTGGGCCAAAGGGCGGGTATGTTCGGGGTGACTTTACGCTGAAGAGGTCCACGCGCGGGTCAGCGGTCCGCTTAGCACGCTACATGTCGCAACGGATGGGGGTTAGATAATGACTAACACTTTTAAGGCTGCAATTGCTGCCAAGCTAGACACACTATATGCATACCCTGTGTATACTGATGACATACAGCAGGGTTTCGCGGAGCCGTGCTTTAGGATCCAGACAGTTGAGAACGGAACGGAACGTGGCTTACAACGCCGGAGCCTGCACAAGATGGACTTTGAGCTTATATTCGCACTACCAGCGGCCCAACAGAACACGGATAGTGTGCTAGTGGCCATGGGTGATAACCTGGTCGAACAGTTTATTTACGTCGAATCCGAGTCAAAGATATATCATTGCACGCAGAGGGCTACAACACACGGTGACAATGCGTTGCACTTTACGTTTACGATCAGTCACACTGTGTTTACAGAACGTGCTGTGACTGATAAAATTAATACAGTTGACATTGACGGGGTGATTAAATGAAGGAAAAAGAACCCAAGCTGGACACAGGCGTCTTAGAGGACCTTATACACAAGACGCATATACTCAAGACTAGCGCCCTGTATACAGCCGATAAGGCAATGCTACAGTACGTGCTACAGTCCGGGCTAGACAAAGAGGGGAAAGACAGTTTTACGGCTGAAGAAGTGCGCAAGCTACTCAAGGCCGAAGAAGGGCGGGTAATCTAATGGCAGGTAAATGGGCGAGCCAGAACAAAGCACGACCAGGGGTGTACGTTAACCTCAAAAGCACGGCGCCAGATGTACCGCAAGGACTGCAAGGTGTAGTGGCGTTACCGCTCGATCTCGATTGGGGTCCTGAGCAGGTAGTGCAGGAAATTACAGCTGCAACGGACACACGCCCGATTTTCGGTGAGGCGCTTACGTCCATTCAACCGCTGGCTGAAGCACTCAAGCGCGCGGTTAAAGTGTTGGCATTTAGGTTGAACGCCAACACGGGCATCAAGGCAACAGGCACGGTGGGTAATTTGATCACCACGGCCAAGTACTCAGGGACTACAGGCAACACATTCAATGTGGTTATTGTGTCCGAGGGCGGCGGTTTGTTTACTGTTAACCTATATCTGGGCACCGAACTAGTTGAACAGCAGGTAAGCATCGACACGGTCGCTAATCTTGCTGACAGTCTGTACGTGGACTGGACCGGCACGGGTGTGCTTACTGCAACGGCAGGCACAGCGTTAGCATCGGGTACTACTATCGCGGTGACCGCAGGCAACCACGGGACTTTCAGGACAACGATCGAACCGTATCAGTTTAATACTTTTGGGTTGTACGACGTGACGGACTCTGGTATCAAAGATAGCTACAAAGCCTGGGTAATTGACCAGGTAGAAAATCAGGGCAACATGATCCATATGTATGTTGCTGGGTACGTAGCGGACTATGAGGCTATCACAAACGTCAAGAACGGCGTGGTATTAGCTGACGGTACAATCCTCGCAGCGGCACAAGCGGTTGCATGGGTTGCGGGAGCATCCGCAGCCGCAGGTTCTAACGGTGACTTGACGTACTCTGTATACGAGGGTACATCGGACGTAGACACCAAGTACACAGGGGCACAGATCGAAGCCGCTATCGTGGCTGGCGAATTTGTGTTTACGGCGAAAGACGGTAAGGCACGCGTTGAATATGATATCAACAGCTTGACAACTACCACAGCCATTAAAAATTCAGACTTCAAAGCTAACCGCGTAGTGCGCGCACTATTCGGCTGGATCCGCGACGTGGCGACTATCGCAGAAGTTGGCGTAATTGGTCAGTTGGACAACAACGACAACGGGCGCAACGTCCTCAAAGGACGCATCATTGGCTACATGGACGACAAGATTGCAGACGGCACGTTTACTAACTTTGATGCAGCGGTAGACCTGTTAATATCCGCAGGCCTTGCAGCGGACGCGACTACCATCGAGGGGTACTTGGAGCCTGTAGGTTCCATTAACAAGATTTATGTAAACGCGTACGTTAGATAACGGAGAGAGTAGGTGGATAGAATGCCATTGAACAATGTGGAAAACACAATCAGCGGTAAAGAGGGTATTGCAACAGCCGTTATCGACGGTAGCGTGTACGAGTTGTTTGACTGCAAAACGGCGGAGGCAACCCTGGAGTATATCAAGGGTGTCATAAAAGGCATGGGCCGGCGGTTCGAGGGTCACAAGGTAAACGGCGTGCGTGGTAGCGGGACGTTGGAACTACACTACATGCGTAAGATATTCCGCGAGCAAGCTGCATCTTACGTAAAGACCGGTAAAGCCTTGTATTTTGATTTACAAATGGTCAATGCAGACCCGGCAAGTGCTGCAGGCAAGCAGACTGTGTTACTCAAACGTTGCAACCTCAATAGCATTATCCTTGGTAAACTGGATGCAGTGGCCGATGACGCTTTGAGCGAGTCCCTACCTTTTACGTTCGAGGGCCTAGAGTACCTAGACCATTTCACAGAAATTAGCAACTAATATAAATAGAGAGCAGGCAAACGACATGATCAAAGACAAAGCAATGAATCTTCAAGAATTTTTGAACGCTAATAAAGACGTGAACGACAAGCAATTGGACATAATATTGGGTGACAGATTCGGCGAAATGCCTTTTACAATACAGGTTGTCAGTGAGGACGTTATGGGGGCAATCGCAAAGAAGACCCGTAAGTTCAAAGAGGACGGCCTAGAGATTGATTTTTCAGCGGCTAACGTTGAGATTCTAATCCAAGGGTGCGTAATGCCCAATATGCGCGACAAGGCCTCGCATGACGCGGTGGGGGTTCACTCTTCGCAGGCTTACGTAAAGAAAATATTGTTACCTGGTGAAATACAGGCACTAGCTGGGGAAATACAAAAGCTGTCAGGGTTCGTCGATTTCAAAAAGTTACAAGCTGACGCAAAAAACTCTTTGCCAACGATGACGGACTAGCCCGGTATGCGTTGGCGGCGTTGAGCGAATTTAACATCCTGCCGCGGCAGTTAATGGAGATGCCCGACAGAGATCGGGCATTTATTTTTGCCTGTTTGACGGAACTATCTAAGTCGCGAAGTAAAAAGTAGGGGTGAAACATGGCTAATGAGGTGCGCCGGGTAGAGACTATTCTATCCCTGACCGACAACTATACAGCGGGTATTCGCAGGGCTTTGGCGGCTACCGATCAGGCTGAGCGCGCGACGCGCAGCTATCAAAGGCAGCTGCGCGAAATGGAGTCTGCAAGCCGCGCGGCCAGTAGTGCCCAGCAGAATACTACCAACAACTACAACACCACAATAATATCGGTACGCGCCGCGGCTGCGGCAACGCGGGATTACTCGCATGTCTTGCGCGAACTAGAAGCTGACTTAGCAGCTCTTAACCGCCGCGGTGCCGAAGGGTCCAACCTTATGGACTTCTTGCGTCAGTCGTGGCGGTCCTTTGGTAATGCGTTGGTGTACGTTAACCAGGGCCTTGAATTAGCAGGGCGATTGATGCGCGGTGTTTCTAATGTCGCCGAATTTTTTGACGAACAGACTAAAATACGGGCACGTGTCGACTACATGAACGACGGCCTCCAAACGACCAAGCAGCTGCAAGCCCAGATTTTCGATGCGGCGCAGAGGGCTAGAGGGTCTTATACAGACCTCGGTATGTTGGTGTCTAAAATAGGCACCAACGCTAAGTCGGCCTTTGGGTCCACAAGCGAGATTATCAGGTTCTCTGAGATTATACAAAAAGGGTACACGGCAGGCGGTAGTAACGCGCAGGAAACCCGTGGGTCACTCATACAGCTTACGCAGGCCTTAGGGTCTGGTTTCCTGCGCGGTGAAGAATTCAACTCTATATCCGAGCAGGCGCCTATAATCACTAACGTCATCGCGGAGCAGCTGGGCGTAGCAAACGTCGGGGCCCTCAAGGCCTTAGCATCCGACGGCCTCATAACATCGCAGATACTCAAGGATGCTGTGCTTGCGGGGGCAGATGATATTGAGGCACGGTTCCAGTCAATGCCTCGGACCTTTGGCACTACCTGGCAGCGCATCGCGAACATATTTGTGTACGAAATGGGGCCAGCGGTCCAGATGGTCATCGAAGGCCTTAACAGTCCTGTGTTTATAGAAGCTATGGTGGCGGTAGGCCAGGGGGCTGCATACGCCGCACTGGCTATCGGCTGGATGTTTGGGGCCATACAGGACCTATACGAGATCTGGATGGAATTGTGGCCTATAATCGAGCCGTTTGCCTATGCGCTAGGTGGCGCACTCATAGCTGTAGCTATCCCAGCCGTCATAGCCCTAACGGGTGCCCTCTACGCGCAGCTTGGGGTAGTTATCGCACTGATAACAGCATGGTTGATAGCCAATTGGTACATATTGCTTATAGGTGCAGCCATTGGCCTACTAGTGTATGCATTTCTTTACATGCAGGACACCGTTATACAGGTCGCGGGTTATGTAGGCGGCACCATGGCCGTCCTGACAGCGCACATCCAGAATATGGTGTTCGGGGTTATGAACAACTTCATTGCTTTTAAACACTTTTTCCACAACGTGTGGATAGATCCTGTAAACGCGGTGAAGCTCCTATTTGCCGACCTGGCTATTAGTATAATCAACCAGATGGGCGCAGCGGCCTCCGGCATAGAGGCCATTATAAACAGCATACCCGGCATAGAAATTGCCGTGGGAGGGCTGGTTACAGGGGCCTTAGGACGCGCGGAGGGCTTCAAGGCCAGCGTTATGGAATCGAGCCCGCAACTAACATCCGCGAGCCCTGAAGAAACCTATGACCTTGTGGACTACAAGGCCGCGTTTGACCTCGGTCAGGCAGGTGGTCAGCAACTGGCGTCCACAGGTTTAGGCTGGATGAATCACGGCTTGGCGTCACTTACTGACATGTTACCCACAGGCCTAACCTCAGGCGGAATATCAGCAGGCGGTATGGGCAACTTACCACCAGGACTTAGTGGCCCCGGAGGACTAGGTGGGGGACTCAAGGACGTTATGGGCCCCGGCAAAGAAATAGGGGACATAGGTACGATAAAGGGCGATGTTAATATTGCCGACGAGGACTTGAAGCTTCTGACGGAGCTTTCGGAAATGAAGTTTGTACAGAACTTCGTAACCTTGACGCCGCAGGTCAATACGCGGATAGATACAGTTAATGAGAACGCGGATGTGGAGGGCATACTCAAGAAAATTGAGGTGCAGTTATTGGATGCTCTGCAATCCGGCGCAGAGGGGGTGTATAACTGATGGGATATAAATTTTATCTGTCCGAGGTAGATGGCAAGAACCTCATACAACTGCCAGTTAACCCAGAAAAGCTGGGGGTTTCAAACAGCAGCGACTTCACGAGCTACCAGATTATAGGCCTTGGGGAAGTCGGGCAGGTTGAAAAAAGGAACCTGCGTAAAATTAAGCTATCGTCGTTTTTTCCGGGCGTTTTTGGACCCTACTGTGAGACAGAGAGCTTCATCCACCCATCGCGGTATGCAGACCAGATGCAACGCTGGCACGATTTGGGCAAGGTGGTCAAGTTTGTGCTGACCGGGTCTGGATACCCTGTCAGTCTGATAGCGTCCATAACCGACCTAGAAATATCGGAGGGCGGACTGGGTGTTGGTGACCTTGAGTATATGATAGCCCTCCGAGAGTTCCGCAAGTACGGACCGCGCACAGTGTCGTTAGTTGCGGAGGCGGGTGTAACTAAAATTGAGAAAACAGAGGGACAGCCGAGGGCTGACACGTACGAAGCGCCACCAGTCTATACTGTAGTTTCAGGCGACACGCTATGGGCGATAGCAAAGCGCCACCTAGGTGATGGCGCCAGGTACCCTGAGATCGCCACGCTAAATGGGATAAGCAACCCCAACTTTATTAGCATCGGCCAGGAGTTGAAACTCCCATGATAGAATTACTGTTGCAGGACCCAAAAAGTGGCGTAACGTTCGACTTGCAGGACAACGCCACCAACATTAAGTGGGACACACAGCGGAAGGGAAGACCCGGCAAACTGACCTTTACGTTGCCCAAATATATCCGACCGCCCATGGGTTCCATAGTGCGCTTTAAGCTGGACGGGCAGAAAGTGTTTTACGGCTACGTGTTCAAGTACGAAACAGACCGCACGGGGTCCGAGCGCATAACGGCCTACGACCAGCTAAGGTACCTCAAGAATAAAGACACGTTTGTGTTTTCTAGCAAAACGGCCACGGAGGTTATCTCAAAGATAGCCTCCACGTTTGGACTTAAGACTGCAAGCCTAATAGACACATCGTACGTCATACCCACCCTGCTTGAGGATAACAAAATGGGGCTGGATGTAATCTTAAAGGCACTGGATAAAACCCTAATCGCCACGGGCGAAATGTTTTATCTGTATGATAATTTCGGCGAACTGACCCTTGGCGACGTAAAGGCCAGCGGCTTACTGTTGCAGCTAGGTGACAAGGCCAACGTGACGGGCTACAAGTATTCTGAGTCCATCGACTCTGACACCTATAACACGTTTAAGTTAGTCCGGGACAACCCGGACACAAAGAAACGTGACGTCTACGTAGCACAAGACAGCACCAACCAGACCTTGTGGGGCATCTTGCAATACTACGAGAAGGTAAACGATAACGAAACACCGGAGCAAATAACCGACAAAATGAACGCACTGTCAGCACTCAAGAACAGAGTGACGAAAGACTTTAGCCTTGACGGGGCTATTGGTGACACAAGGGTGCGCGGAGGGTCAACCCTCTTCGTTCAGCTTGACGCCTTAAACCTAAACTTGCGGTTGTTAGTCGAGAGTGCGAAGCATACACTAGATACAACAGGCCACACGATGGACCTAACCCTGGCGGTGATATAATGCTATCTGACGTAATAAAGAACCTAGCACAATCGGTGACGGACCGAAACATGCCCGCTGATGTACTAATCGGTACGGTTACCAGTGTTGACCCTTTGACCGTGTTAGTTGGCGATAAGCTAGCGATACCCGCGGCCGCCTTGCTACTTACTAACGCGGTCCGGGAACACACCGTCCGCGCCGACATAACGCCCGCCCCAGTACCCTGGTGGTTCACGGAAACGGAGACCGTTATAATTAACTCAAACGGTGTAACAGGTATCGGGGATAACAGCTTTCAGAGCCACAACCACACAGCGCTGGAACACGACCATGCGATTGTAGGCACAAAGATGGCGGACGTAACCTTGAAATACGGACTCGTCGTGGATGACGTAGTGTTGTTACTGAGAGTGTCAGCAGGGCAACGTTTTGTCATCCTGGATAGATTGGAGGCGTTAACATGATTCCAACAGCCGCAAGCGTGCCTATAGGCACAGAGATTGACGTTACCGAGCAGACCAACCGTACGTACAAACTGACGGATACGCGTATCGTGGGCCTAACCGACGACCTTGACGCCATAAAGCAGGCGATTTATAAGATAACGCAAACGGAACGGTATGTAAGCGTTATCTATTCGTTTGATTATGGAGTCGAGTTCTGGAACGTCCTCGGTAAGCCCCGGGAGTACGCGCAGGCCGAAATAATTCGGACACTAACCGACGCCCTGTTATGGGATGCACGCATAGTGTCAGTTGACAATTTTTTGTTTGATTTTAGTGGAGACAACGCTTTGGTAACGTTTGATGTACTAACAAATCTGGGGACAGTGGAAGCAGGTGTGCAAATTGCCATATGAGGATAAAACATACGACAATATCTTAACGGACATGATGGGCCGCGTCACGACGAACGTCGATAAGCGCGAGGGCAGCATCATCTTTGACGCCCTCGCGCCAGTGGCGGCCGCGTTGTCTGAAAGTTACATTAACCTGGGGGTAACGTCAGACAACGTATACGCTGACACAGCCACGGGGTCATTTTTAGAACGCCGAGCGGTAGAACGTGGCGTAATCCGTAAAGCGGCCACACCTGCTATCAGGTCTGCGGGCTTCGGATTGATACAACCCGCGCTAGGCGTCCGGTTCGCCATCGCTGGGTCCGCCCTTATCTACGTGGTAACGGATATCTCAGGCGGACCAAGTTACACATGGTTAACGTGTGAAACTCCGGGGCTGGCAGGAAATGAACCCATAGGTGACCTGATACCTATCGTTGCATACCCTACGCTGGAATATGCGTTTATGGCGGGCATCGTGGAGGCTGGAACGGACGAAGAGACGGACGCAGACTTATACGCGCGGTACATAGACGACGTAAACTATCCGGTATTTGCAGGGTCCGCCGCGCATTACAAAGCATGGGGTGAGTCCGTAACGGGTGTAGGTGCTGCAAGGTGCATACCGCAGCCGGATCGTGTCGGTACGTACAACGTGGATGTATACGTCCTGAACTCTAGTTTACGCGGCGCGAATAGTTTTATCATCGACGCGGCGCAGACCTACATAGACCCAGACCAGGACGGTAACGGAGCGGGACAGGCACCCATAGGCGCGCGCGTGGAGGTTCTAACCGCCGCCGAGGTGACTATAGCCGTGGTGGCTACGTTGACCATAGAGGGCGGCGCGGACCTGCCGACCATAAAAGGCCTGTTTGACGCAGAGTTAATAGCGTACCTAGCGTCGGTGGCTTTTACAACTGCGGGCACGCCTATACGGTACAACACGATAGCTAACCTGTTGTTGGGCATAGAGGGTGTGCTAGACTACGCAAGTCTGACCGTTAACCTGGGCACGGCTAATATAGTAATCGCGCAGGAAGAGGTTGCAGTAATAGGGCTTTCAGTATTTACCTAAAGGGGGTGCGCCATGGGGCAGCCAGAAGAATTTACAGCGCTTAAATCGTACTTGCCAGAGGACCTCTACTCGTCCATTCTGGAAATGATGGAAATACTAGAAACGGAATCCTACGAACTTGCAGCCCTCAAGGTTGAGATAGCCGACATAATCACGCAGGCCTTTGCGGATACCATGACCGAAATAGGAATAGGCCGATGGGAAAAAATGTTGAAGCTTGTGGTGCCGGATGGGTCCACAGTTACAAGTCGGCGCCAACGCGTCCAGACACTTTTATTCGGAGGGACCAAGGGCAACTTTGAGAACCTCGCGTTGGCCATAGCACCGTACGCAACACTTGCCTCTATAACATACCTCAGTGACTATTCGGTATCACTGCGGTATGACGGCGCGTATGCGGACGCTAACCTGTATGCTAAGGTACGAGACATTGTGCCGGCGCACATATCCGTTGTTCACAGCTTCTTGTTTACAACGCCGATGCCCGAGGCAAGCGCCATAGCGCTGATACTTAACGCGACTAAAGCCTATATAAACGATACGTCATACGTGCCCGGTATATTCTATTCAGACGGTTTATTTGCGGGGGTGGGGCGGATATCTTTGACACTGCCGACGGGCTTTGTTGCTGACAGGCTAACCAACATCAAGATACAAAACGGGGCAAGCAGTACCTTAATATTCTATAACTGTAACATAGAGATTAAGGGCGCGCAGACTAGTATACTGATGGAGTTCCCTTTCACTTAATTTGCGTATTGGCTTGACAAGTCAGACCATATTACCTACCACGAAATACCCATGCGGTGTATAATAGATACATAACAGGGAGGGGGCCGGTAAGCCATGGACAACCCACATACCGTTGCAAGCTGTGCTAATCATGATAGGATCCTATCGCTAGAGTTTAGGACAAAAAGCCTGGAGGTTGCAAACGTGAAGCAAGAGGCAAAATTAGACACCATAGTTATAGACGTCAAAGGGTTATCAAAGTACATGCGCGACATAATGCAAAAGGTACTCATAGGCATAGTGTCTCTGTTGGTTACGGCCTTAGGTGGGCTGTGCCTCGCGGTCTTTTCGTTCCTAATGTCCCGCGTATAAAGGTACAAAAAAGCCCTTATGTCCAGATTGGATGTAAGGGCTTTAACTCATAGGTGCGCAACTAACCTTAAGCTCCACGCAGAACTGAACGCTTTCAGATAGCAGGACCCGCCGTTCCTTGGGTCCGTCAGACAATCTTTATACATCTCTTGCTCACCACCTACTGTATTCTTGTAAATCCACGCTGCCTACCGTGCACCACGTCAGCATGGAGTATCTGGGCCTCTACCAACGCAGGGTGTCTGGCAAGAATGGCTTTGATTTGCTGGTGTTCGGAACGCTTCAACTTATTCTCTACGCCACCAAGGGCCTCAAGCCATAACTGTTTGACGCTCACGGACTGCAAGGGCGCAAGGCTTACTTCCGCATCTAGTGCCCCCACGCCGCTTATCCATGCAAGACGCGCAGTCATGGGCATTCTGTGCCAGTCTACAGGCCGCGCAGTGTTAACATAGTCCAATATCGTGTTTTCCCATGGGGACGTTTCATAAAACCTTTCTTGCTGAGCCGTTACCACATCGTCCCACTCAGTACCAAGGTGCAACACTTCGCCTGCCTCAAAGTAGGCTTTGGCTTCAGCCCATAGCTGATTACGGTACGCGTTGTCTATGGTATATGGATCCTTTGTGGCGGCTGCGCGCTCACACAGCACCGACCAGTACCGGCGTGAACCTGTCGGGTCGTTTAGATATTCCATGTTGTTCGTGGTGCCGATGAAAATACACTGGCGTGGGTGGTAGATGCTACGGCTTGCATAGCTGGCACGATATTTATCGGCGCCTGATGACAAAAAGTTTTTAACTTTTTCTTCTGGCATATTTTTCAGAGCGGCCAATTCGGCCATCTCAATTATCCACGCGGCTTGTAGATTTTCCATAGCGTCCTTATCGTCGATTCGACGCATGGAGTCCGTGTACCAGGGGTCCCCGAGGATGCGGATTAATGTGGACTTCATCGATCCTTGTTTGCCTACCAGGGTAAGCATGTTGTCAAACTTACAACCCGGCGTCATGATACGTGCCACGGCTGCGATAAGGGTCTTGCGTGTGACTATCCGCGCGTAGGGTGTGTCGGCCACACCAAGAAAGTCTATGAGCAGGCGTTCAATTCGGGGTATTCCATCCCATACTATATGACTGAAATACTCACGTACAGGATGCTCTCGAAGCAGGCATACGGTAAAGGCGTCCTTGAGTTTCCCAACGTTGGACACGCCGTACTTTTTTTCCACGTACATCCGCAACGCCGCGTCATCCGTGTCCGACCAGCATCGCAGACACTTGCGGTCATCCCACGGCAGGCCGCCCTGTGTTTTTGGTTGGTCTGCGAACATGTCCATGTATGTTCCTTTCAGGATTGCATCGTTCTGTATTATTAACCCAAGGTTGCAATAGGTTGGCATCGCGTTCCCTGTCTTTCTGTTGACCTCAAGTTCTGATTGCCAGTCTAGGTTCTCGGGCGCTGGATTTACGGGCGGATGTTTAGGATCATCTAAGGTTGGGATGTTGCTAAAGTCTGCGGAACGTTCGGCGAACGCTAGCTTCTTCACGG